AATAATATTTATCAGGGTTGATTTAAGAACGGTTGTTTTACCAGATGCGTTTGGACCGGTGATAATCATATTTTTTGAAAACTGAATATCATTTTTTACTGGCGTTTCATTCATTAATGGCGCGTAATAATTATTTTTAATGTGGTTGGACCGTTTTTTGTTTATAAATTTAGTAAAATTGATTTTACCTAAGTTAATGTTTTCAAGTAATCCGTGTAAATTGGATAGATACCCATTAAATCCAAACGAGTATAAAAACGCATCGTTGTATTTTTTATCGTTATATAATTCGTAAAACGATTTTAAAATAAAACCAAGTTCGAATACTTTAGAAAGTGAGAACTCATACTTCGTTAATTTATTTAATTTCTCTTTAAACTCATTAAGTATGGATAAATTGTCAACAACTATACTATTAAATTCATTATAACTAGTTAATTCGGATGAATACTCCAAGAAATTATTCATATTTAATTGGGTGTGTTCGATATATTCGGAAATGTGAAATAACGTTTTATGGATGAGTTTCATATTTTTATTAAATTTAATACAATAAGCAATATTTTGATAAATGGATAGTAGATAAAACGCAACAGAAATTAAAATGTATATTTTTTGTTCGATTTTAACAGTATTAAATTGTGTGAATAATTTCCCGATAGGTTGATTGGCAAGTATAGTTTTTAAAATGTCGACATATTCTTTAAACTGTAAACGCATACCTTTTAATTTTATAATAAAAAACGGAAGTATTGTTATGATTAATGGAGTTAATAATGCTAACACCGGTGAAGTAATATTATATATACTCATTATTCGTAAAAAGACCTCTGAATTATTTAAAAACTCTAACATCGGTAAATCCATGTAATTATATTTTTCTTTAAATCCGGTATCGTTTTTAATTTCGTTCCATAAATCCATAATTTTATCGTAATCATATGAGATGTTATTTACAGACTTATATTTTTTTAAAAAAAATTGGGTATCTTTCAAGAACGATATATCTGTTGTATAATATTGCGACATTTGGTTAATCATTTTTTTAGAAAAACAGTTATTTGAATTAAATGCGAAAGTGTATATATTTATACCGGATGGGTCAACTGTGTCAACAAGTTCTAAATCGGAAATAACATTGTTTTTTAATGGTATTTTATGTTTATTGTAAAATATGGGTGTTTTAAAATACTCATCAATTATATCTATTTTTGACATTTGTTGTATATGAAAAATAGATATTTTTAAAAATTATACTACGAATACAAAATTATACATACACGTTTAACTTTGATTAATGTTGAAATTCTCGGGCATTTCATTAATTTGACACGAATAATAAGCCTCTATATCTTTAATTTTAGGCACATCTCTACGGGTAACCAAATTAATTCCGACACCTTTACGACCCCATCTACCACTACGACCTATTCTATGAAGATATTTGTGTACACAATTGGTAATATCAAAATTAATAACAACACTGACTTGTTGGATATCTATTCCTCTAGCAGTAATATCTGACGAAATCAAAACACGATATTTACCATTTTTAAAGTCGGCAAATGAGTGGTCTCTTTCGGATTTTTCCATATTACTGTGAATACAACAAACGGGAAACTCATCTGCTGCCATAGCTTCGTATAAATCAGACACGCGTTTTACACTATTACAGTAGATAATACATTGGGATAAAGATATATATGAATATAGGTCTTTTAAAACCAAATACTTTTGTTTATCGTCTTCGATTCCTATAAAATATTGCGAGATGCCTTCCAAAGTTAGACTTTCTGCTTTTACACATATCTTAATTGGATTTCTCATAAATTGCGAAGTGATCGCATAAATATTATTGGGCAACGTAGCGCTAAATAACGCAACTTGGATATTACTATTAAAATGTTGAAAAATGTTATATATTTGTTCTTTAAATCCTTCGGATAGCATTTCGTCTGCTTCATCGAGAATAAGTAATTTAATTTTATAACTGGTTATTTTATTACGTCGCATCATATCGTATACTTTGCCGGGACATCCGCATATGATATGTGGAACACTTTTTGAATTATCTTTATTATCCTCAATAAAGGTTCCTCCGAATAAAGTATGGACTCGCAATCCTTTCATCATACCACCTATATTATTTATAACAGATGCGGATTGACTACACAGTTCTCGTGTTGGGGATAAGACTAATACTTGTGTGAAATTGTCTTCTAAATTGATAAGAGATAATGCCCCAATAGTAAATGCGGCAGTTTTTCCGGTTCCGGATTGAGCTTGTGCGATAATATCTTTTCCGGATATTATAGGTTTAATTGCTTTAGATTGAATCGGACTCGGTTTTTCAAATCCGTAAGCGTAGATACCTCTTAAAATATCATTATCTACATCTAAATCGTCCCAATTTGTAATGGAATACAATAAAGGGTCATAGTTACTCAATTCAATATTATTATCGCAGGTTTCTTTAAAATACATAATTATATTTAATAATTTATAGTTTTTAAGCACATTTATAAGTATTATAATAAAAAAAATGGTATAAATGAAACATTTAAATATATACTAATTAAGTATGACAACAAGCGCACTAAAATATACACTTAATGATTTTGAAACTATTAAATTTGAGGGGTTTGATTTTGTTATTCCGGATGTTACTCTAGCCTTTATTTCGGAATTAACCAAACACGTGGGTTCTCCAAGTTACATAAAAACCCCTATTTTTAAGAAAAAGACTATAGACAAACCACAAGAGAATTGGGGTGCTGTAAGAAATACATTTCAAGCTACTAAAATCGAACAAAAACAAGGATTGGAACTTCAAATTGATTTGATACGTTCACACTTGAATAAGATTTCCGATAAAAACTATATAGATTATCGTAATAAAATAATCGATATTTTTGATGAACTGGTTGTAAATAACATTTCAAGTGAACATATGATGCGTATTTGTTCAAGTTTGTTTGAGATAGCGTCAAATAATAGATTCTACTCGAAATTATACGCGGATTTATATTCAGATTTGATTAATAAATATGATGAAATGAATGTAATTTTCGAAAATAGTTTGGGTTCATTTATGTGTCTATTCGATAAAATCGAATATGTTGACCCGGTTGTGGATTATGACGCTTTTTGTAAAAACAATAAGGATAATGAACGCAGACGCTCTCTTAGTGCGTTCTTTGTAAATTTAATGTATAATAAAATAATTTCAAAGGATAAATTGGTAAGTTTGTTGGTAATCTTGTTGACACAAGTCTATACATTTATTAAATTGGAAAACAAAAAAAATGAAGTGGATGAGTTGACCGAAAATATTTCTTTATTATTCAAAAAGGAATTTATTGATACAGATATACAAATCGAAGGGATGCCGTTAATTACAAGCATGGAACATTTGGCAAAAAGCAAGTCGAAAACGTATGCTAGTTTATCAAACAAGTCTATATTTAAATATATGGATATATTGGAACTCTAATTATTAGCAGTATAATTTTATTATTTTTACTAATTCTACGTTTTCTTCGTTTTCAATTTGAAAAATACAATCGTTCATAGTTTCTACCAATTTATTTAATTTATCTTGAATATCTATTTTACTGACATTTGTGTCTGGATTAAACCGAATAAATATCCATTTACCACTATGAATCATATACACATCATCATAACGAATTTCTTCATCTGTTTTATCATAACCACGATGTCCAAACTCATCCGTTTCAATTGCTAAAATTGTATTACCTATTAGTTTACGATGGTCTATACGACGCCGATGTGTACAATCGCAATTACCAGTATAAAGGGGTTTGTCGTGAATAAATCCATCAAAGTTTTGATTTATTAGATTTCGAACCATTATTTCTTTGGTGTGTTTGTAAATAACTTTACTCCTTTTATCGTTTGGAAAAATTTCTTTGAAACAAGTAGCGCAATATCCATCGTAAG